GACATTATCAGGGATTTCCCGGAGGATGCAATCCTAAAAGAAAGGATATGTTATGTTACAGAGGATTACTATTTTTATTGTAAAAAATATGTTTTGGAGAATTGTAAACTCCCAAAATACAACGGCAGGTATGAAAGACATTTAAATATGGCAACTATAAAATTTGAAAAGGAGAAATAAAATGTGGATTAATATGAAGGATTCAGTACCTGAAAAAAACACTGAAATTTTGTTTATAGATAAAAAATATAAAAAATTATACGCTGGATTTTTTGGATGTAATGATACCTGTGATAAATTTCATTACAATACAACATCACCAGACCCATGTACATTTGATATAATAGAAATTGAATTCTGGAAATATGCACCAGAAAGACCACTATTGAAATAATAAAGGATAAATAAAATGAAACCACAAAATTTTATACATAATATAATTTTATCTAAAATTGATTATTGGTTATCAGGAAATAAAGCAATTATTACCATTACCGAAAAAAATGGTAGAATAACAACAATGCCAAAATGGTTGTATAAAAAGATAATAAAAGAAATAGATGGAATATATTTATGAAAAAATTGCTCCATCACTATGTTATAGAAAAAAAAGAGATAAATGGAGCGTTTCATATATTTATATCCGAAATTTTTGAAAAACCAATAAAAGTTGATAAGGCCAAACGGAATGACGGGTTGGCAAGAATTTTTAAAGAAACCATGGAGAAAAATGGAAAAGCCAGTATTTAAAAGGGATATCAAAGAATTGATAGAAATAGTAAATGCCACTTACAGGGAATTTAATGGACATCTAAATCCTCAAAAACTTGGTGAATTTTCACATGTAAATTCTTATCATGGCATATTAAATGAATATACCAACAGAGAAATTTTAAATACCATTAAAAAAAGGTTCAAGGAAACACGGAAAAGAGATTAATCCAGTTTATAGGATTCTGGATTAATAAGTAAACATACAGCCATTTGTTTACTCCTGATAGCGCCAACGCAATTGGCGCTTTTTTTTATGCGGTTTTATATTTTTTCTATACTTATTCATAAATAATAAATATGGGTGATAAAATGCCAAGAAAACCACGAGAAAGAAAAATTATAGTAAATTTCACTATTTCCAAATCTGTTATATGGGAATTACGAGAAATTAAAGATAACCACGGAATTAATATGTCCGAAGTAGTGGAAATCTTAATTGTTGAGTACCTAAAAAGAAAAAAACTTGCGAGGTATAATGTAAATATGCGAAAAGTGGCAGAAATTACTGATAATATTTTACAGGAAAGACAAAACACGCAACTTTAATAATTTCCTATATTTATATTAATAACCACAAGGAGAAAAATTATGCCATCAAATCCAGATAGGAATGATACATGGAATATAAATCACGCAAAAATTGAGGAAATATTCTGGAAAGAATTCGCAGATACAGGAGAAGTTCCAAAAGTTAAAGTTTTGATTGAAAAAACAGGGTTGAGTGCAAAAACCGTTTATGACCATTATTATGACATGGATATTTCGGAAATTACTGAAAAATATAAAATTCATATGGACAGAGCAATGGGCGCACTTGTAAAGAAAGCCGAAGATGGAGATATTTATGCCATTCAATTACTTGCCAAATTATCAGGTTGGGTTGAAAAGAAGAAAACCGAATTGGATATAAAACAAAAAACCGTAGAAGTTAAATTTTCGGAATAATATGGAAATACTTAAAACCTACAAAAGTTTTATGAGTGATAATTCCAGACTCCAATTATTGCTTGGAGGCGCTGGAAGTGGGAAATCCCATTCTACCGCCCAAAAGATTTTATTGAAAATCTTAAATGAGGAAGGTCATAAAATACTTATAGTGAGAAAAATCCAAACGACCTTGAAAAATTCTGTTTATGCTTTATTTATGTCCTTGATTAAAAATGAAGGAATAAATGATGAGTTTACAGCATATACCAGTCCGATGGAAATTACATATAATTACAATGGAAATAAATTAATCTTTTTAGGATTGGATGATGTTGAGAAATTGAAAAGTTTTACAGATTTAACCGGAATTTGGATTGAGGAAGCAACAGAAACTAATGAAAAAGAATTCCGACAATTAAATTTGCGTTTAAGAGGATTCAGCAAATATCCAAAATCTATAATTATGACTTTTAATCCTGTAGATATTAATGGCTGGATTTACAAGAAATTTTTTAGTACCGAGAAAGTTTATGAGGCCAGTATTTACAAAACCACTTATTTAGATAATAAATTTTTGGATGACGATTACAGGAAAACTTTGGAAGATTTAAAAAATTCAAGTGATATAGACTGGAAAGTTTATGGACTTGCGGAATGGGGCGCAATAACAGAAAATCAAGTTTTCAGGAATTGGGAAATTTACAATAAAGAGCGCCACGATGAAATTGTTATGGAAGTAGCTAAATATGAGAAATTGTTTGCTGGAGTTGATTTTGGAAGCACTCACGCCTCTGTGGCATTGCTTATAGCAACGCAAGGCAAAGATTTAGTAGTATTAGATGAAGTTTATATGAGAGGAGCCGCATCTACAAATATAGATTTTTTTAATAAAGTGAAAAACCGACAATATCCGAAAAATGTGATTTTTTACGCAGATAGCGCAGAGCCTCGTTCCATCAATGAAATGAGGCGTTTAGGATACAAAGTGTTGGCCGTGAAAAAAGGCAAAGATTCCGTGAAACACGCATTGGATTATTTAAAAAGATTCAAAATAATAATAAATCCAAGTTGTGAGAACCTGATAAAAGAAATTACCTCATATAGTTATTTATATGATGAAAAAACAGATACAATTTTTACAGAACCAGACCCACATCAACCAGATGATACAATTGCGGCATTAAGGTACGCAGTTGATAGAATGTGGAGAATACCAAATAAAATTAAAGCTGTTCCAAGCTTATATTAAAAGGAGAAAACAATGATTTATGAGAATCAATACTATAAAGATATAATAGAAGCGGTAGGAAATACTGCCAATATGAGCAAAATCATATCCGATATAATTGAAGCAAACCAAACTCGGGATAATGAAATGATTGCGCTTTGGGACAGATACAATGGAAATGTTACCATAAAAAATAGAACCTTTACGGATGTTACAAAACCCAATAATAAAATTGCCAATGATTATAGAGGAATTTTAACTCAGCAAATTGTTGGTTATATGTTTGGAAATCCAATAAAATACACTATTGATGAAACTATTTATTTAACTAAATTTGTGGATTACAATTATGCCTTACAGAGTTTTTTAAAAAGAAACAACTATGAAGAATTAGATGCCACACTTGAAAATGTCTTGGCAGTTTGTGGAAAAGCATTTAGGCTTGTTTATTACGCAGATATATTTGATGCCACAGCAAAAGAAGATGAAAAAATTGAATTAATTATGAAAAATATAAAACCATGGGAAGCATCAGTTATCCGGAATCCGGTAACAGATGAAATTGATTATGGTCTTATTTATTATGATTTTGATGTGGTTGATGAAAAAGGAAAAGTAACAACCTTAAAAAGAGTGGAATGGTATGATAATACTAATGTTTATTATTATATTCAAAAAGACAAGGATTATGTTGAGGATTATTTAGTAGAAACTGCTGTCCAAGCACACCAGTTTGCTTATGTACCAGTAATTGAGTTTATTAATAATAACCTCTATAAAGGCGATTTTGAGAAAATTGAAAGTTTGATAGATTCTATGGATATTGCATTATCCGATTCTGTAAATGATTTGGAAACATTTAGTAATGCCTATTTAGGATTTTTTGGAGTGGAACCTGATGTTGATATGTTGAAAGCCGCAAAAAATTCGGGCGCATTTTATATTCCAAGAAATACTTCCGATGATGCCGCAAATGATGTAAAATTTATTACAAAAGACATAAGTCCAAGTTATTTTACAGACCTTGTAAATATATTAAATGATAGAATTTGGAAATTTGGCGCAGGTGTGGATATGAGTGATGAAAGTTTTTCAGGCGCAGCCCAAACTGGTGTGGCTCGTAAATATAAGTTATTTGGTTTAGAAATTAAAGCAAAAGAAAAGGAAAGATTTTATGTCAAATCTTTACGCCAAATGTTTAAAGTTATCACATCATTTTGGATGAATGTGAAAAATGTACAAATAAATTATGAGGATATAAAATATATTTTCAGCAGATATATTCCAACAGATATAACCGTCCAGGAACTTGTCATGTTGCGTGGAATAATGAGTGATGAAGCAATTTTGAATAAATTGCCTTCGGATGTAATTCCTAATGTAGTTATAGAGTTACAGAAAGCAAAGGCGCAAAGGGATGGAGAAAGTTTAAATTTGGATAATATTGGATTAACTACTGATACACCAACAACAGGAAGTGTAGAAAATGCCCAAATTATCTAATCCAAAAAAACTTTTTGGGGAACTTGAGAAATTAACGAACCAAATAAATATTAAATATAATAAGAGGTTGATAAAAAGCTATAAAGTTGCGTTATCGCAAGTCCGTGATGAAATAGTCCAGTTATATGCGAAATTTGGGAATACTCCAACTTTTCAACAGGCTGCAAACAGGTTAGCAAATTTAGAGAAAAATCTTGCTTCCGCCCTTATTGATTTGACAGGAAAAAATGTAGAAACAATAAGAGGCGCAACGCTAGCATCCCATACAGAAAATTTTAATGGAACAAATAAGATTTTTACAGAATTTGGAGTTTTAAATCGGAGAGCAGTAGCCGCATCGGTAGTAAATCCAATGAGATGGGAAGGCGCATTGGACAGATACGCAAGTCAGGATTTAGCAAAAATTAGGAATATAGTAACAAATGCCTTACTTACAGGAGAAAAATTAGATTCCACTTTAAAAAAAGTTACTGGAAAGATGAATATATCAATAGGATATGCCCAGAGAATTTTGAGGACTGAAATTCACAGGAACGAAAATGCCGCAAAATTACAAAGCATTGACGCAAATATAGCATATGCAAAGGAATTAGGTCTCAATATGAGAAAAGTTTGGTCATCAGTTATTGATGGACGCACAAGGGATTCACATATAGAAATGAACCTGAAATCTGCAAATGCAAACGGAATTTTTACATTTCCATCTGGCAATACGACATTAGCACCAGGATTAAGTGGAATAGCAGTGGAAGATATTAATTGTAGATGTTCCGTAATTTTAGATTTTGTAAAAGAAACCGAAAAATCGGTTATTTAATCACAATAAACGAATGGGCATGAACCATTCGGGTAGGAGGATAGAAATATGCCAGAAACAACAGAAACCACAGAAACCACAGAAACAAAAGTTCCAGAAATTACTTTAGATATGTTTAAGGAGTTTTTACAACAAGATGAAGCCGCAAAAAAATGGATCCAATCGGAAAGTGATGCGAGAATTCAACAGGCATTAACCACTTACAAGGATAAAACTCTTCCAAAATTAGTTGATGAGCGAGTAGAATCCGAGTATCAAAAAAAACACCCT